ACGTTAATAAATGATAGGAGCAGTTCGTTAGAGGTTTTTCCATAGTATTACGCTTTTGCAACAACCCTAAACCTCACTCCTCGCAACTCCACTACCTCAGCTTCAAGCTCTCGGTACTGCTCGGGTGATACTACTACAGTCAGCTCGGTAGCTTCGACTGTCATGGATAGGTCGTTCAGTGTTTCGTGAATCGGTGCGGTTGGGTCGATGTGGATGGTCATGTTAACATTATTACACCACAAAGTAACCACAAATATTTGGAACTTCCAAATCTAATCTGTATTTTTGCATAAAATAATTCAACATGGCACACTATTTAAAACTAATGAAAGGAGCGCAGTCGGTCAGACCTGGGGAAGAGCAGATGGACAAGCTCACCCGACTCTATGCACTCTACCTGAGAACCAAGAGAGCGAATAACTTCTCCGCAGCGTTGCGAGAGGCTATCGACGCTCAGTACGAGTTAGAGCTTCCTAATATGAAGCGAAACGAAAAGAAGTTAACTTATAAAGAATATAAAGATGGCACTACAACGGGCAACCAGAAAACAAGTTAAGATGCGACTCAACTTATCCGCTCCCTCGGGTGCAGGTAAGACAATGAGTGCACTACTAATGGCGTATGGACTAATCGGTGATTGGTCTAAAATAGCGGTGATTGATACTGAAAACGGATCAGCATCGCTATATTCTAACCTAGGAGAGTTTAACACAATCGATCTTCAAGCACCATTCACTCCTGAGGCTTACATTAAAGCGTTAGACGAGTGTATTAACGCAGGGATGGAGTGTATTATTATCGACTCTTCTTCTCACGAATGGTCGGGGAAAGGTGGCTGTATCGAACTAAACGAAACGTTAGCTTCTGCTAAGTACAGGGGCAATACGTGGTCGGCTTGGAACGAAACAACACCTAGGCACGATGCGTTTGTTCAGAAGGTATTACAATCTCCTGTTCATATCATTACTTGTACTCGTTCTAAAACTGAAACAGTGATGGACGATGCTACAAAGAAGGTGAAGAAAGTTGGAATGAAGGACATTCAGAGAGAGGGTTGGGAGTACGAACAAACGGTATCGCTGAACTTAGATCGTGATACGCACATGGCTACTGCTTCTAAGGATCGTACGGGATTGTTCGACAAAGCCGACCCTTTTGTAATTACTGCTGAAACAGGACAGAAGATTAAGCAATGGTGCGAACAAGGAACTGCTCCTGTATCGGCTAAGCCCGAACTACTACCTACCAACGAATACTTCGAGGCAATGAAGAAGGCATTGAAGTCAAAGGAGCGTACTATCCCTATGTTGGAAGAGAAGTGGTTTATATCAGAAGAAACTAAAGCACTATTATTAGCATGAACACCGAAGCATTAAGCCTACTCGGTATGTTTGAAACTACCAAGGATCAGAGAAGATCATTCGTCGACCAGGTAGTTCAAACAGTAGCCGAAGGTAACGTAGACCCTTTGAAAGTGCACCTTCAGATTAAGTGTACCGAAGAGATGATTAAAGCAATCAAATCCTCTAAGGAATACTCAGAAGCGGTGCTCGATGAAGCACAGAAGCATGGTAAGTCATTCGATTATCGTAACTCCAAGTTGCAGATTAAAGAAGTCGGCACCAAATATGACTATTCTGTTTGTCAAGACCCTGAACGCACTGAGTTATTAGCGAAGTTTGAGAAGGCGAAGGCTGAACTTGAACAGAGAGAGGGCTTTCTGAAGTCGCTTCCTGTTTCGGGGCAACAAATCGTGAACGAGGAAACAGGAGAAACGTATAAGATATATCCTCCTCTTAAATCTAGTACTACATCTGTAAGCGTGACGCTGATATAACATGACTGACGAACCAAAGAAAGTAGAGAACACCTTAGAACTCGCTATGTTCATGTACGTGACGCTTATTACCGAAGCGGATAAGTGGTTGACGTTCTTCAAGGGGCATCCCGCAGTTACGCATAAGTTTAAGTTCAAGGTAGAACAGGCGATACTATCCAACAAGGCGTTACACAATCACATCAAGGGCGAGAATAACCTTCAGTACTTCGAGCACGTAGGAGAAATGTTCTCTGAGGCACTTGATAAGATTCGTAACGAGAAGGATGTATTAAAGCAACAAGAGCTGTTGTTCTTGATTGACGACTGGATTAAAGGGAATACAGTAAACGTTCCCGATGACACCGAATCGATTATGACTAAATCGGAAGTGATCGACTTCGTACAACACATTACAAAAGGGTCTGCACTGACCAAAGAAATTATTATAAACTCATACAACACATTTAAAAATGATAAGTAAAGGAAGATTAGCAGTTATCTGCAATGAAAAGTCAGGGGTATCGAAAGCCTCAGGAAAAGATTGGAAGAGCTTAACGTTCGTTGTCACTACGGACGATCAGTATAATCCTAATTTAGCGTTCACCACAAGCAACTTGGTTGACGTAGTTAAAGCGATTCCGATTGGTGCTGAAGTAGAAGTGGAATGGAACCCAAGTAGTCGAGAGTATAATGGCAATTGGTATTCTGAGTTCAAGGCATGGAAAATCACTCAGGTTGGTGGAGCACCGAGGGCACCGTTAACGAGTGATACGAACGGGTCAGATTTACCGTTCTAGAATAATAAAGCCCCGATGATGAGTCGGGGCTTGTTTTTGTTACGATCTAATATTAACTTTCCGTAGAATAAGATAATCCTGATAGGTTCTGCCGTCCTTAATCAGCGCTTCTATAGCTTCGTCTTCGGTGTTGAAACTGTTAGATAGAAATCCATCGAAGTCTATTTTCTCTAACGCTAAATGCTGTTCGCTTCCCATAACTCTATTCAGTTCGTAAACGACGTATTTCTTTTCGATTTGCATGGTTATTCTCGTTTTGATTTAATAGCTTCAATCACATCTTCGGGTAATTTCTCGAAGCTGAATACTTGCATTTTATTTCCGTCTATCTGTTTTAAGTAAAACGGCATATAAAAGAAAGTTTCCTCTTTTTTAGTAGATACTTTTACTGAAAACGACTCTATGAATCGCTGTTGTTCTGGTGTTAGTTCTATTGTTTGCATATTTATTTTCCTAATCTTTAATATTCGGTGTTGTGTGTACTTATCTTTACAGTGTAGTAGTAGGATAGAATACCAATCAACGCTGTGAAGATGGGTTGGTTTTCTTGTTTTTCTTTCACCCACGTATCTTCCCCACCAGCCCGAAGAACGCTACTGCCATCAAGAAATAGTCGGCAAATAGTATCCATCCGTTATCGGTCAGGAAGCATATTGTTATTAACACTAATAGCACTATAATTAACCCGATGATGAGGAATATTCTCTCAGGGTCGTGTTGTTCCATGTGGTCGTATATCATGCTAACACCCTCCTTACCGACTCTTTATGGTACTTACCTCCCTTAGGTGTACGATAGTTCAACTCATTAAGCCTGTCTGCTATCTCCTGAAGCGTACTGCCCTTCATCATCTGCGCCATCGCTCTGACCTGGGCATCACGTTCCGATACAGACTGCTTACGCACCTGTGCTGACTTCTCACGTGCTTCATCGGTGAACGTAGCACCTGTGTTATGCACATATCCTCGTGCCTTCTTCGCCTTCCACGCTTGTTTAGTTCGGTCAGAGATCAGCGAACGCTCATACTCCGCAAGTACAGCCATGATACCGAACATTAGCTTGTTACCCGCAGGGAAGTCGCAACACACAATCTCATAGGAACGGTTCGAGATCATGAAGCTGAACTCGGCATCACGAGCTAATCGGTCTAACTTAGCGACAATGAGTATAGCCTGTTTCGACTTAGACAGCTCCACCGCCTTCATTAACTCAGGACGAGAGCGTGATTTACCTGATTCAACCTCGGTGAACTCTTGTAGTATAGTGCCACCAAGACGTTCGATATACGCCTTGACGATAGCTTGTTGGGCTTCGAGTCCTAAGCCTGACTTACCTTGCTTGGCAGTCGATACTCGGTAGTAGGGGATGTAGATCATAATTATTATCATTATTAACCCCACAATATTACCACATTAAATGGATATAAACAAGTGGGACGGTGTTATTTTTATTAACATCAATCGGGTGAGACGGTTCGGTGTCATCGAATGGGTGCTGAAGGACGCTATGTTCGCTATCGAACCACACAATCTTGTTAGCGTGTTCGTACTCTGATACGGTATCGGTAATCTCGCATCGGAGCGTATAGTGTTCGTTGTTGATTATCATGGGTTCACCGCCCATCTCGGAGCGTGTAGTGTTATCGGTTTAGGGTTCGGCATCTGTTCCCGACTGGCATCAACTCGATAGGTCATAGTCGGGCGGATTGTCGAGGTCGGCTGAGATCGTTTCGCCTCTAAGATTCGTGCGAGGAGGTCGTAGTTTGTGCGGAATCCCTCGCAGATAGATTGTGGTGTGTGGGTCATATCTCGATTGTTAGTTCGGTGTTGGCAAAATCTTGTATGCAGTTTTGCAACTTATGAATGTATTTTATCTCAATGATACTATTTGCATAATACCAATTATCTTGAATTGAATTATAGGTAAACCTATCAAGTCGGTAAACATTATACTTTACTTCTTTACCTGTACTCCATGACGAGCATTTTTCAATATTAAACTGTGGACACTTCACCAACAGTTCTTCGGTGATGGGGATGGGTTTAATA